AGGAGACATTCTCAATCTTTCCTTTTCCTCTTCCTTTGCCATTGCTACAGCATCCACATTGGACATCTGCCTTCTAGCCCAATCCCTAGTAACAATACCAGCCGAGACTAATCTTTCAAGGTCATCGTGCCTTCTGTATTCATCCTCTTCGGAGATTGGTGAAAATTCCACATAGCAGGTGAAGGGTTCTTTCATCTTATCTCTGTCAATAATCTCATCAATATCTTCATCGGCAGGAGTCATGGCCCACATTCTTGTATTGGCAGGAACAACATTCTTATAAATCTTTGCTAAGTTAATTAGAACCCTTGCCCACCCATGTCTGAAGGCATCTTTAGAGTATTGATAGCGAGTTGAGGCTTCGGCTATTATCGCCCTTCTATCAGCACCAGACCGAACACCCGACTCGGATAAACCTCTTACAGAACGAGGTGCAGCATGGGCAGCAATATAGTCAGCAGCCCTGGCCATGTGTTCGTTTAGCATAGCGGGTGGAAGGTCTCTACCCCATTCCTTAAACTCTACCCCTTCAGGAACAAAGGGATATTCCCCAAATTTCTTTTCTATTCTACCCACCCCTTCGGCGTTCGGGCCAGTCCTATACCCACCACCCCACGCTTCCCTACCAAGAATAACATCAGCGATACTAAAGACCTTTGACTCAGCAATAAGTGGGTCAAACATATAACGGAGCATACCCACATACCTCATCTCAGGTTTGCTTTCAAATGACTGATTGCCCAGCCCTGAGTCTATAAAGACATAGGGAATAAAACCATAACCATGCTTACCAACACCACCCTTGATTTTAAGAATAGGCTGACCATCCACCATATCACATCTGTAGGTATCATCCCAGTAAGAGTCGTAAGTAACCTCTTCCCCCACATCAAAGCCATTAACATTCTTCCAGTGAGGCCATTTCTTATATGCGTTAAAAACAAGAATTTTACGCCTTTCAATTACAAATCCCCTAGGCCCATAAGACGGGTCTGCCATAATGTTTCTAGGGTTTATTGCCTGAACGGATAGTGGGAAAACATCCTCAGCTTCTTCTGTCCACTTAACAAGTTTTGCCTGATAATCGTCTTCTGATTGCCCCTCTTTTCGTAAAGGCTTATCAGGCCACAAATCAGCATTCCATATAGTTTTGAAAACAGTCACACCATGCAATGCATAATGTTTTGCCCCCACCCTGGCGGGAATTATGTCGGGGTTAAGGTTTACCATATAGTTAGCACCGTGATAGAACTTCCGCATTGTCTCAGCTTCTGCATTCGATGTCTTAAACACACCCTTCTTATTCACGGCTATGCGGGCATTGGAAACATCTATATGGTCAACAAAGGCATCTATCATGTCCCTTGCCGTAGGTAGCACAATGACTTCATTCCTGAATTGGTCGGGGATGTTCAATAGACTAGCGAAATCCAACTCATAGAATTGCTCATCTTTGGCAAATGCAGTATTATGCAGGTCGCTATAATACTCCTCACATTTCGGTATTAAATAACTCTTAATATCTTCAAATGTAGGTTTAACACCTTTCATGCACTACCTCCGTCCAGAAAAAGTAAGTGTTTTTGTAGTCTCAATATTCCATTCGGTGTGAACAGCATCTTTCCTCGCCCAGCATATCCCCACCGCTATGGGATAATCGTCATGACCACCGGACATAGCTTCAATTCGCCCATCATTTTGGACATTACGGATTAACTCAAAGAATTGCTTTAAGCCATCTTTATTATAAATGGTAATTTGCCTGTTATTTACCGCAGGTATCAAAGCACCATACAGGTCGGTTCGTGTCCCCTTTATACCCGAAGGAGTTGAATAGCCCTTCGTACTGAATCCCACCTTACTTCGTTTAGAGTCTTCGTAACCTAAACTGGGATAGCCCATACTTTGTGCCGTAGCGATAGTAACGCCACCCCAATCGTTTGACTCTATAAACCACAAGGGTTTTTTGAATAATTCCAGAAGCCTGATGCTGTGCCATGCCAGTTCTTCAGGCTTTAATAGATTGCTCATTATGTCGGCAATAATCTCACCTGTTTTTACATTCATAATGGTAGTGACCCCGTAATCCCTGCCCGTACCATGTGAGGTGTCGGTGCCGGCTATATAGAAGTTGCCTAGATGAAAGTCTTTGTAGACATTTACTATCTTGGAATCTATCCCCTCACTGATAACCTCAATGGGATTCCTAACATCTTCCATCATGTTGTCTAATACTCTGTGGTTGAAGGCGGATATGCTTGACGTGGAACGCAATGCCTCATTAACGGAACGTGGATAGTTGCCCTCCATATATAACTCGGGTGTTAAACCCTCTAATTCTTCAGGGGTTAGCTCGGCCTTTCGGGTGTTATACCACGCCTCATCCCTGCCAGGTCTTACCGTGTAGGGAAAAAAGAGGGGTGCAAACCCATTGCGACCTTCCTGCGCAGCCACAAAGGTTGACCTTGCCAAAGAAGATAGCTTCCTCTTGTTCCTGGTGAATATCCCAATAAAGCGTCCGTTCCCACTGTCTATACAGGGTTTGGCAAAGAAGAAGTTTTGCTCCGCATAAGGGTGCTCTTCCCATTCGTCACAAACAATCATTGAAGCAGTGAAGGAAATACCCGCACTTTCCGTAGAGCCAAATGCCTTGATTGAAGACATCATATCAGGAAAACCCAATTCTTCACTGCTGTCAGGCTTTGGCTTTAACTTCAAAAATGGGGGTAACTGACCTAAAACACGGTATGCCTTCCCAAGTAACTCAATAGCCTCCCTCTCCCCCTTGGAAAACAAAAGTATATTAGCCCCTTTGTTGAACATGGCATACCATAAAACATAGGTCGCTATTAACCACGAAGCCCCAATCTGCCTCGACTTTAACATCACTACTAATCGAGATTCTAGAAAGGTCTTTATGGTCTTTTTTATGTGAGGCCATAACTCCAATGGTATTACACCCCCAGAACTGTCAAACCCCGGAGGCTCTATTATCCTGACGTACTTCAAGAAATAAACAAAGGAACGACACCTGTTCTTCTCTATCTCAAGTAACTTGACATCTTCCTCACTAACTTCACTAAACTCTTTGTACGCTATTAAACTTATCTTTTGACTGAATTCCTCATCGTTCATAATTCTTAACTAAACATAGAAGTATCGCTTTTTATTCTTTCGAGCTTAGCTATATATATTGGTTTTCCTGTTTGGGGAAGAAAGCCAGGGTCTATTATGTTTCCTCCATCGCCACCCCAGCGCAGGCCACAACCTCTGCAAAAACGTAGAGTGGGTGAAAAGCCCGTACTTGCCCAAGTATCGAGTGATTTACAGTGAGGGCATATATCACTGTGAATGCGCTTGAATGGATTTCTCATAATGTAATCCTCCTCTACTGGTTCCTTATATATACCATCCCTCCACATCTACGACATACTAAACATTCTTTCATGCGGATGATTGAAATATCCCTTCATTACTGATATGAATTTATTGCATTTACTACAATAATAACCTTCCATTTAGACAAAGACTCCCTCAGGAGCTTTCTTTTTGCCCTTTAACAGTTCCTCCATTAAATCATCATAACACTCACTACATAAAGAGTTGCCTTGAAATATAACTTGGGCTTCCTTATCACATTCCTCATAAACTCCAGATACCCCAAGTTTACCATCCATCCACTTCCCTACACACTTTATTTCCACCTCTTCCCTCCTTATGTCAATTAACCTATTTTAACTATAAATAATTCACCGTTACTTCATTTACTGACCCCAGCCAAATCCCAAACCACAGCCACTTCCCTATATCAATGGTAGACTACTCACTAACAGCCTAAGACGCCTAGATATCGATTGTGTGACGTTAGGTTAGCACCGCTAGGTACTCACTCACAGCGTCAAAGGGGACAGAGGAATCACCGCAACCATAGTAGGCATTCCTTAACTGACTATGCCGGCTTAGCGCTTCACATATTCTACGCAACTTGGCTCTCTTTATAGGGTCGGCCAAGGCATGTAGTAACGCCGGATATTGTGCTACCTTTTCTGTGCTACCCTCTTTTGTGCTACCCAATGTTACGCTTTCTGTGCTACCCAGGCGGGCTTTCCTCATCCTTTCCTTGTTGTATTCCTTCTGCTTCTCTTTGGACTTGTACATTCTCTTCTCCTTCCCATTCAGCCAGTAACCTGCTCTCATCTATCATGGGCCCAGCCATTAACCTCAATTCCTCAGCACTGTACACTCTACTGGCTTTAATGTTTGAGTCTACTGTCTGCTTGGCCTTGCCTAGATGCCTATCAATTAGGTATATTAGACACTCTTTGTCTCCGTTTAAGGCTCTTTCACTTAGTTTGGCAAAATATGCAGGCAAGTTCTCTCGGTCGGAATCCATCGCCTCACGTGTAAGTGTACTTATCTTTTTCTTTCCTCCTGAGCCTGGACCGCCCATATTTACTCCTCATTCCTTATGGTAGGAAAAGTTTTAGCTTAGTTCTGATTGTGGCTACCTATTAGTCTATCCGGGTACCATCGGTATAGTCCCACTGTGTACCGTCTGGAGTGTAGGTAGTAGCACATACTTTTTCCTCCACCCATTCTCTAAGACACTTAGTACAGTATACTTTCTTGCAGTGATGGCAATACTTTAGATTATGGTCGCATTCTTCACTCATTATTAACTCCTTTATTAGTGATTCGGCACACTAGCGTGTTAAGCCCGTGATGTCCACTCACCAAAGGTAGGTGGTGATCTCAGTTA